TTCCTCCCTCGAAGATATCTTCGATTCCGTGTAGTACCCCCGAAACTTCTGGTAGCCCTAGTGCGGTAGCTTCGTCCGCGAGTACCTCGATACGACGCCGTTTTGCTGCTGGTGATTCGTCAGGAAATTGGATCGGCGTTCCCCGATACCCTTTCCCGAAATAGCCGACAGTGTAAGCCATGACTTTTTCCCGCCCCAACACTTGGGGTTTTATATGCCTATATAAGTGTCACCATGTCACCATGGGGCATGGGTAATATTATCCATGCCCAGAGTGCCCCGCCGCGTCGAAGAGAAGGATGGACGGTTTGACTTCCACGCAAAGCGAGTATTCCTTACGTATCCCAACTCTGGCGAGCTTACCAGAGAACGAGTGCGTGATTTTCTCGTGGATGGTCTCGGGGCTCGAGCATACTGCATTGCACGCGAGACTCACCGAACGGGGGAACCTCATCTTCACGCTTACGCAGAGTGGACATCCAGATTTCGAGCAAGAGACTGTCGAGCTTTTGACGTGGATGGACACCACCCTCACGTTTCCACTGTTCGATCTCCAAGCGACTCTATTACCTATCTGTTCAAGGAGGACCCTGACCCGTTGCGTAATGTTAACCCCGTACCTAACGGGTTGTCCTATGGCGAGCTTATCAAGCAATCGACGACGGGAGAGGAGTTTCTTCGAGGAGTTGTCAGTGAACATCCGAGAGACGCGGCTCTCCGCTATGAGAATCTACAATACTTTGCGCGAGAATACTTTAAGCCACCTGAACCCGACTACGAACCCGGAGACTACCGATTTGATGCCGTTCCAACTGCCGTAGCCGAGTGGGTTTCGGAATATATACAACGTCCTAACCCTAACCGAGGTAACCTAACCCTAACCCGCTGTTCAAGTTAGGGTAAACCCTAACGGTGCGAGCCCTAACCCTTTACTCACTAACCCTAACCTAAGGTAGACCTAGATCAATTGTGGTTGTCGGTCCTTCACGGTACGGAAAGACCAAGTGGGCTAGACAGCTGGGACCACATATGTACTGGGGGGGGTTGTCCAACGCCGATCTCTGGGATGACGACGCCGACTATATTGTTGTCGACGACTTCGGAGACATCGGAAAGTACTGGCCGTGTTGGAAGTCCTTCTTGGGATGCCAGGAGGAGTTCACTCTCACCGACAAGTACCGTAAGAAACGACGTGTTCGTTGGGGCAAGCCCTGCATCTTCCTATGCAACCCAGAGGATGACCCTAGAAGATATCTTCCCCGAGCTGTCGATTGGCTAGAAGCTAATTGCGTTTTCATTGAGCTGCAGCACCCGTTATTTATTGCATGTTCTTAAAATATGTGATGGAATCAAATGTGCCCAATACATCCTGAGCCACCAATATGTTATTGGCGTTGCTGTTGCTGAATACTTGCATGATCCAGAAGTAGTTCATACTTTTGAATGACCGGAGCTGGTCAGTTGGAGGTGCGTCGAACTCTGAGTAATTGAAGACGGGTCGGTTGAGTGGAACATATATGTCCACATTCTGGAAATAATTTGCGTTATCAGTCCCGAGAACATACTCGCGGCCTCCGACGACTCGCACCAGGTCGCTATCAATAATATCGATTCCACTTGCGTTACCAACATATGGTGCGGAAGGCTGCCCTGCGATTTCTGCTGCAGACGTTTCAAATATTCGGATATTTGTTTCGCCGTCAGCGGACGTTTGGGTAGGGTTGGTGGTCGCGGTGGTTGTGTTTCCATACGTCGTCCAGCCAAGGGGGAGGTCAGCAAACTGATGAGTTGCGATACACAGAATTCGAACACGGAGCGTATTTGTAGTCTGGTCCAATGATATGCGGCCACGTAACCAGAGCGCCTTAATCCAGAGTTTGTCACCAATGGCATCGTCACCAGACGTCCCTTGTGAAATATTTCCTATTGGGGAATTGATGTAGAGCGTACGAGTGGTCCCGTCACCGGCTGAAAAAGTTGCTTGTGCGATGGAATCTAATTGTCTTTTTGTCTCTTTCATTGCCAAAATAGTCCCCTTGACCTTCGAATAGAAGGACTTGCGGCGCCTTCTGAATCGCCTTCTGTGATACATCCTACGTCCCATTGCCTTCTTTGGAAACCGTGATGTGGTTGCTCTTCGGGATGCGCTTGAAGACGCTGTTAGGCGAGGAGCGCGAAAGTGTGGAGCCGATGATACGGGGCTGTAGGGTCTTCCTCCCTCGAAGATATCTTCGATTCCGTGTAGTACCCCCGAAACTTCTGGTAGCCCTAGTGCGGTAGCTTCGTCCGCGAGTACCTCGATACGACGCCGTTTTGCTGCTGGTGATTCGTC